CGAACTACAAGACAAGGGTGTGCTAGCACAGTGTCATGTGAACGTTGTGCAACTGGTCGATCACGTGGAACATAATAACTATCAAAGCGAACTTAAATACTTGTTAGAAGAAGAAGGCAGACTGGACGCTATTGCTAGCCTTGTTGATGAGGTTAACAAAACAGGCAACACACTGATACTGGTCGACCGGGTAAACGCCGGTAAGGAGTTGGTAAAACGTCTGCCTAACAGTGTGTTCATATCCGGTGCTACCAAAGCCGGCGAGCGTCAAGACCACTATGATGAAGTACAAATATCGGAAGGCAAGATCATTGTTGCGACCTACGGAGTTGCGGCTGTTGGGATTAATATTCCTCGCATATTCAATCTTGTTCTCATTGAGCCTGGCAAAAGTTTTGTTCGCGTAATTCAAAGCATTGGACGCGGCATTCGCAAAGCTGAAGACAAAGACTATGTCCAAATCTGGGACGTAACCAGTACCTGCAAGTTCGCAAAACGTCATCTCACCAAACGCAAACAGTTCTACAAAGAAGCAAATTATCCATTCACGCAAGAACGCATGGAGTGGAAATAGTGGGTCAAGTTTTTAGAGACATTGAACCATATCTTGGTGACATGTCAAAGAGTATTTTTTTAGAAATTGGCAGTGATAGATATGAGGGCAGTACCGAGTATATTGATAATCTGGCACGGAAATACTCAACAGAGTTTCATAGTGTGGATGTAATACCCCATGCCAAAAGGCGTCTACCGCATTTGGCAACCCACTGGCACATAAAAAATGGCAGTGATTGGTGCAAAGACGATTTGCCCTTGTTGGATAAAACAGTTGGTTTTGTTTACTTAGATAACTTTGATTATGACTGGAGCGTCATTGGCGGCCACGATGATGAATTTCGTAAACAGCAAAGTTTCTACAGTGAAAAATTAGGCATAAAAATGACAAATCAAAACTGCCAAGTTGAACACATGAAGCAGATGGTTTATATCTTTCCTTTTCTATCTGACGATGCTGTTGTAGCATTCGATGATACTTACACACTCAATGACTGTTGGGTAGGCAAGTGCGGCCCGGTGGTTGTATGGTTACTGGCAAAAGGATTCGATATTGTGCAGAACATCAAATCACCCAAAGATGTTGGCGTAATACTAAAAAGGAAATAAAATAATAGTATGAGAATATTAACATTAGACAACACAGTATTTGATCTGGATCAATTACCAGAAGAAATTGATGACATGCGGTTTGCTATATTTGACAACAGTGACCCAAGTGATCCTGACTATTTTTTCATACCATTGATTTTTTTAGAAAGTTTCAACAGTCCTGCATTGGTACTCAAAATTGGTGACAGCAGAATAAAAATGCCCATTGACTGGCAGGTACTAATTGGCGAACCTGATGTAGGCGATTTAGAAATGTTACCACTGACCAGTATCAATGACAGAGGATTCAAAGTATTTGAGTATAATCCGTTGAATAGTTTTTCGCCAACCTACCACGACGTGGAAATTGAGGATGTGTATCAAGATGTAAGTTGGTATGCACCTAAATTAAAGAATGGACAAATGTTAGCGGTTCCCTTTAACGACAATGGCACACCACGATGCGCATACTTTGTTAAGGACATTAGTCGCAACTGCGAAGTAGTTGACTACAACAAGGCATTCTAGTGGAAAAGCTCAGTACACAAGACAACCAAGAACATTATAGATGGATGCAAAACCATGTGTTTCATGTCTGTGAAAATAGATCAGTTTTAGAAGTAGGTCCATTAAATGGACACTATAGTAAAGTATTGGTGCAAATTAATATTAAAAACTTGACACTCATTGAGGCAAGTGAAAATGCATGTGACATCTTAGAAACAATTAATTGGCCAGCGTCAAAAAACATAAAAATAATACACGGAGATATGCACAAAGACTTAAATCTTGCAGGCAAACACGATGTTGTACTATTGCTTGGAGTTTTGTATCACAGTCATGCTCCGCTACATGTTCTTGAAGAAACTGTAAATAATTGCGATCCTGACTATATAATAACTGATGCTTGCGAGGATTCTCTAAACTTTACCGATGAGATTGCTAATTGCCCTGGTATGCGTTATGCCCTTGCTGGTAAAAAAACATGCAATATTGTTTCGCACATAGATCAAACAGTGCTTAAACAAGCTATGCACAATCTTGGATATGAATGTATAATAAAAATTTACCATCCTCAATCAGCTTACTGTGCTGGCAGACCTATCAACATATTTAAAAAGGCCGTTTAAGTGGAAAAACTAAGTATACAGAATGAAATGGCACAACTGGATCGTAAAAGCAGAGACTTTTATGACAGCCTCACTGATGAAGAGCGCAAAAAGTTTAGCAACTTTTTAATGATACGTTGGGGCAGTGCGGTGCAAGGACCCAGCGAACTGCAAGAATACTACTTGGTCGCTTGCAACGAGAGATTGAACAAACACTTCTTTGACTTGAGTAAACATCCTAAGCTACAATGGTTGTTAGCAACCACTATAAGTCCTGGTATGGGCTCGCACAGACACCAATGGATTGCACCAAAAAAGAAAGACAAAGGCAACAACGAAGTTAAAAAGACACTGATGGAACTCATGCCATCAGCAAAAATGAGTGACATTGACACACTCAGCAAGGTAATTACCAAGGCAGAACTACGGGAGATGATGAAGGATCTTGGAAACGACAAGTAGTCATGTTTGCAAATACTGTGAGAAAGGTTTCAAGAAAGAAAGCACACTAGCAGTACACCTTTGCGAACCTAAACGCAGACATCAACAGCAAAATGAAAAGGGTGTTCAGATCGGACTGAACGCCTATCTGCGTTTCTATGAAATGACACAAGGATCAGCCAAGTTCAAGAGCTATGATGACTTTGCCAAGAGCCCTTACTATAATGCGTTTGTAAAATTTGGCAGACAGTGTGTGAACATCAACGCAATCAACATAGAACGCTACATTGATTGGTTGCTAAAAAATAACAAGAAACTGGATCACTGGGCTAAGGACAGCATGTATGATGAATACTTGCAACAGTATCTGCGCACAGAAGCACTCACAGACGCACTACAACGTGCTATAAACTACTCTATATCCTGGGGTGAGGAAAAGGGTTGTGAGCCACATGATGTGCTACGCTATGGCAACAGCAACACGGTAACCTATGCTATAAGCACAGGTAAGATAAGCCCATGGATCATCTACAACTGTGCCAGTGGACAACAGTTCCTTAACAACATGAACACAGAGCAGATACAAATAGTGTGGCCGTGGATAGACAGTGATTTTTGGCAGAAGAAGTTTCGGGACTATCCAGCGGATCAAGCATACGCCGAAGAAATATTAAAACAGGCAGGTTGGTAATTCGTAAATTTAAATTTTACTCAATAAACGATCACGATCTTGGCAATCAAATATTTGACTGCTGGTATGCCTATGTGCAAAGCGTAAGTGAAAATTTTCAAGTCGATGATCAGTACGAACAAGTTTACAACCAATTCGACAAAGATCCAGATCCAGATAAATTTAATATCCTACATTGGGTCAATCCTGATGAACAAATTTATGATTACATAGATAAGTTTGATTTAGTTTTGTTAGATAATGGAGTTGAACCACTTGGGATAGTTTGTTCGACGGTGCTGTACGATCTGATCACAAGTGATCGGAAAAATATACTAGTACAATGTGACAGTAGGTTTTATCATACACAAAAGTTTTCGGACAAACTGATTTCACGCAATGCGTGGAATGATCTTGTACGAGACTGTTATACACGTCCCTTCTATCCGTTTTATTACAAGGATAGATTTTCTTCCAAACAACGTAATGGGATGAGTTATATAAATGGAAGAAACAAGAGTGTTCGTAACTATTTTTTAAGCATGCTGGCAGAAAATACTAGTGTGCCTATTTATAATGCACTAAGTGGTCAACATGTTTGGGAAACCATGACCAGTTTTTTTGAAACCCCCGACGATACCAAATTTAGAGATGCATGCAATCAGAAGTGCACCAATGGAAAAAAACAATGGGATTATTACGATCAAGGGTTTGAGATCGGAGCAAACGGTAAGTTTGGTAATGTGCCACCGGGTATGCAAATGTTAGATTTGTATTACGAAAATAATTGTGTGGTGTACCCAGAAACAACATGGATCAACAATGAGCTGTGTATCACTGAAAAAAGTGCTAAATGTTTCATAAGTGGTAGTATTCCTTTTCCCGTCGGTGGCGCAAACTTGCATCAAATGTTTTCACAAAAGGGCTACCACACAGCTTATCACTTGTTACCGCATGCGCTTCGAAGCTTTGATACTGTGTTAGATCATGAACAAAGAATGAAACAGCAAATTGAAGCCATTCAGTGGCTCTACGAGCATCAAGAAGAAGTTTTTAACAGTGCAGAATGTGTAAACATTCGGAAACAAAACTATACACAGTTTTTTACAAGTCGGGACAGTGTACAGGCAATTGAAAAATTCTATAACGTCGTAGAACAACATTACGCAAAGAAATTTTATGCACAAAGTTAATTTTTATACAATCAATGAATCACCACCTAATCAGGGTGTTGTTACTCATCAAATAGTTGATCAGTGGGCGGCATATCTGCAATACCTCGATCAGCCTAATTATCGTGTCACCTGTGACATCACTGTATCTGAATACACCGGGCAGGATCTTGATCAGACTGAGTTTAATGTTCTTCTGCATCACTTGCCTGACGATAGCATACTTCAACTGTTGGATACTTTTGATGTGGTGTTCATTGACAATGGCACAGAACCACTCAGTGTGTGTAGCACACAAACCATTGGTGATCTTCTAAACAATAAACAACCTAATGTATATTTTCAGTTGCACAGTTACTTTTATAACCGACCTGATTGGAACAACAACATATTGTGGGAAAGACAAGCATTCCATGAAATGTTTAAAGAATTTTACTGTAGTCCGTTTTATCCAACTTTTTACAGTCAACGGAATGCCAATGACACACGAAATGGTATTACCTATATCAATGGCAGAAACAAAAGTGTAAGACAACATTTCTTTTTATGTATTGGGCAACAGTGCCCTGGTGTGAATCTTCATAATGTATTGAGCAGTGGAGTATATGAAACCTTTGACAGCGTAATTGAAACTGTAGAGGATACAGAGTTTAAAGATTTGTGCAATACAATCTACACGATTAAAAGCCAACAAGATTGGACCTATTATGCTGATAGTATATTGCCAGGTAGACAAACACCGGATGTCAACAATACAAGAGGTGATATAAATCCAGGATGTTTTCTACTGCCATACTATTATGAAAATAATTGTATTGTTTATCCTGAAACAGTATGGATCAACGATGAATTTGCATTGACAGAAAAAAGTTGGAAATGTTTCATAGCAGGAGTCATGCCTTTTCCGGTTGCTGGTGCGCATTTTCATCAGATGATGCATGATTATGGATACTACTCAGCATGGAGTCTTTTGCCAGACGAGTTAAAACAGTGGGATAATGAGTGCGATCATCAACTGCGTCACATTGCACAAGCCGACGCAGTTGCATGGTTATATGATAATCAATGGGTATTCGCAGAAGATAAATGCAAAGAAATGATACTTTCTAATTTCCATAAGTTCTTTACAGAACAGAATGGAAAACAAGCAGTCGAAAAGTTTGACAAAATAATCAAGCAACACTATAATAGTAAATTCAATGAGTGCTGATGTAGATATAGACTTTGCAGATCGTAATCGCATACTTGAACTAATCAAGCATGTACCTGCACGTCAAGAAAATAATGGGGAAGTTCGTAAACACAACTCGGGTGTGTATGTAACTCCTATTCCCATTGATCCAATCCACAACTGTGCAAGCATTGATTATCGCGAAGCCGAGGATCGTGGATACTTCAAGATTGACTTCTTAAATCAAAGTGTGTACACACTAGTGCGTGACCAAGCTCATTATGACGCCATGCTTGCTCAAGAACCAAATTGGGATTTATTATTAGATAAACAGTTCTGTGAACAGGTTGTACACATCAGCAACTATCATGATTTAGTGTGTGACATGCGTCCGGATAGTATTCCCAGAATGGCGGCTTTTATTGCTATCATTCGTCCAGGCAAGGCACACCTACAGCGACAGCCTTGGGAAACTGTGTTTGCAAGTGTATGGGATGGAGATGACAGTGCTGGGTTTACTTTTAAGAAAAGCCACAGCATCAGCTATGCCAGGTTGGTTGCACTACACATCAACCTACTCAGTGGATAAATTTTTGCAAGTACGGAATAGCCGCATCTTCTGCAAATTTTTTGTGTGCTAATTCAGTCGCATGTCTGTTATGTAATTGGTTCATGCTGAAAGCATAATCGTTGATGCCTTGGTTTTTGTTTGCATAAAACCAATTTTTGCATGCAAAATTTTTGTACAAATCTAAGTCTTTACAAAAATACCCAAGGTGAAACTCTCCGTGAATGTTTGTAGGTTCCAACTCGTCGAAATGATAGTTGTTTGTGGTTACAGCGTAGCTAAACCCTTTGGATTCGAGATAGTGTTGCAGTTTTATAAAACACAACAAGCTATCTATGCCCATACCTCGAGGATCAATCATTTTATATTGCTGATCAAACAATTTTTTAGTAACTCGATTGTGTTCCCAACTGTAATTCAACCATCCGCCACTGTGTACATGGTAAAGGTCAGATGCTGTCTCTTTTACGCATGTATATTCATCTTTGATGTTGTAGTACCATTCGCCGCTGACGGTAACATCTTTTCGTGTGATGGAGGTCCATTGTATGAGCACAAATGTATCCACTGGAGAGTGCTGTTCTGTTTCTAATATATAGATTGTGCTGTCGCAAATGTACTGATTTCCTGCACCTCGCATTGCCATATTTTTGTAGTTGGTAAATCCAAAGTGCTTGCAACAATGATCTGCCCAAGTGGTTTCATCTGGTTTGCTGCGAGTGGCACTACAACCGTTAACCAACAGAGTATTCATTAATCAATTTTCCGTACTAGTGTGATGCTTTTGCGTTTTGTTTTTTTGCGGCTAAGTTCCGCAAGGCTTGTGCAAGGACCATGCAGTATGTCAAGATCCTTGTTGATAAATGTTTTCAAGTAAGGCTTAAATGGATCCCATTCACCCTTGAGGAAGATGTTTATTGGTATGCTACGATTGCTTTCCCACCACCATACGTTGGCTAGATCAAGGAATAATGTTTTTAACTCGGCACTTTGAATGTTGCCAAAGTCGTAGATGGTTGTAACAATATCGTCTTGATTTTGTATAACACCTACATACTCGTTACCTGCGTAGGTGCAAAATGTTATAAAAGGGTAACGCTCTGCTAATTTTTCAAATACTTCTGGGCCCATAAATACTCTATAATGGAGTTTAATAAATGTATTCTACCACTGCCTATTTATATCAACAAATATTGACAGTAGTTTCTGTCGACACCAGTGGTGCATACTTTGATCGGAGATGGCAACCAGTGTACGCAAAAAATCTAAAGATCAACCTCGGTGTTGATAATGTAATACTATTTGAATTTATCAATCAAGACCAGAAGCCCGTAAATATTTCGGGCAGTACAATTACTTTTCGTCTTGTTGATCAAAGCGGTGAAAAACTGCTGTTAAGCAAGGACCTTGTAGCATTGAATTCTACATACGGCCGAGCTAAGGTAACACTAACAGAAGCTGATGTGAGCACCTTAGAAGCTGGTGTTGTTGGATGGAGCCTTGAACGTGGTAGTGGCGACCTGTGGGAGTCAGTTTACGTTGATGATTATGTTGGCAGTAGAGGCAATGCAGATATTGTTGACGGCACTTATCCAGATTTTGTACAAAGCAAACAAATGAATATTCCAGATCATATGGATGGTAGAGATATTGACAATCCAAATCGCGTACACAGTGGAATTGTTTATATCGGCGAAAGCAACTATACCACATTTCAATTCGATTTCGATAATTTTACTGGCAACGTTAAAGCGCAAGCCAGTGATACACAACTAGGCCCTTGGTATGATGTTGGTAGTCAAATCGTATATACCAATCAAACTGATAGAGCGCATGTCAACATTGCGGGTAACCACAACTACCTTAGATTTGAACTTAACCAGTACGGCAATAATGCAACCGCTACTGCTAATGTGTCCAGCGGTGCAGTTACCAGTATTTCGGTAGCCAACGGAGGCGATGAATATCTAGGAACTGGTAGCCCTAATGTTGAAATCATTGGGCTAGGCACCGGAGCAGAAGCAACTGCAACTGTTACCAGTGACAGCGTAACAGGCTTAACACTCACAGATGGTGGGCAAGGTTATGTACAAGCACCAAATGTTAAAATTAATTTAGGAAGTATTACCAGTATATCTTACCGATAAGTCTTGCAATTTAGAAGATCATAGCATATAATATATAACATGATTGATCTTCTAACTTACTTGCCAGCAAAACGCAAACAAACCTCAGGCGGATGGATCTCATTCAATGCACCCTGTTGTGTACACAATGGCGAAAGCCAAGACAAGCGTGGACGTGGCGGCATCAAGTTCAACGAAGACTCGTGGAGCTACCACTGTTTTAATTGTGGCTTCACTGCAAGTTTTATGTTGGGACGCAATCTCAGTTTCAAAGCCAAACGTTTGCTGGGCTGGTTCAACGTACCGCAGGAAGAAATAGAACGCATCAATCTTGAAAGTCTCCGTCATCGTAGCATTGAAGGACTTGCACTAGAACGTCAACAAATCCAACAACGTTTAATGAACATTGAGTTTGAAGAACGTGAATTGCCCAGCCGTGCATACAAGATTGAAAAAGACACAGTATTGTGGAAGTACATAGAGGATAGGTGTTTGCCTGAAGACTATCCGTACTTGACGCAGGATGTAGAACACAGTGCCCGTGTAGGATTTATAATACCCTTCACACACAACAACACCATAGTAGGACATGCCACACGATACATTGATGGCAGGATACCCAAGTATATACAGGACATACAACCAGGCTATGTGTTTGGTACAGACCTGCAACAGCCTGATTGGCAGTACGCTATTGTGGTCGAAGGTGTAATTGATGCACTGTGCATCAATGGCTTGGCAGTGTTACACAACAACATCAATGAAGCACAAAGCAGACTGATACGCAGTTTGGAAAAAGAAATCATTGTGGTGCCTGACCAGGATGAGGCTGGACTCAAATTGATTGACAGCGCACTGGAATACAACTATAGTGTAAGCATACCTGACTGGCCAGCAGACATAAAAGACGTCAATGATGCTGTTTGTCGTTATGGAGAGATAACTACACTGCTGATGATAATGGAAAGCCGTGTAAGCGGCAAGATCAAAATTGAAATGGCTAAAAAACGTTTGCGGAGCAAGTTAAGTTAATGTTACACGTTTTTGGCGATAGTTATAGCACTCCAGATTATTGTGTAGAAAAGGCACACAGTTGGTGGGGAAGACTAGCACAGGATATGGATACTCCTGTAACAAATTGGAGTTGGCCTACCAACAGTGTTGAATGCATTGTGCATACACTGTTCTGTAATCAACAACGTATCAATCAACAAGATAAAATTATTATTGCTCTACCGCCAATTGGACGTACCGTAGCATACGATGAAAAAACAAGCACACTTGAGCATGCACAAATATTTAACAACGATTTAGATTTACAAGAGCACATACCAGTAGACAGTCATAGCGGTATGATCAATGTTAGTATTACCGATATCGGCAAATATCATTTAATGGGTTGGAACATGAGTTATAACCAAGCAGTGACAATAAGAAACATGTTGTTGCTGTGTGAATATTTTACACAAGATATTGCTGTGGTAAATGCTAGTGCGCCTTTCCTCAATGATACACAGTGGACGCCATTGAAAGCAGTATTAGATAAAATACAAAACAGAAATAATTTTAATCTGCAGGATACCTATTACAGTGTAAACAAGGGCAAACACAAACCAGTTGATTTCGACCAATGGGAATGGCAAGGACACCATGGCGAGGCTGGTAACAATGAATGGTACACACAAGTGATAAAACCAATGACACAAAATTTAGGATGGCAATGAAAGATTATTCACCTGAAGTACAGCAACTATTTTTAGAAATCATGATGCAGGATGCACAGAGTTTCCTGCGTGTGCAGAACATATTCAACAGTGAAAACTTTGACAGGCACTTGAGAGAGACTGCACAGTTTATCTATGAACATACCAACGAACACAAAACATTGCCTGACAGGGCACAGATAAAAGCAGTAACTGGTGTTACACTGCAAGAGATTCCAGAGCTAAATGAAGGACACTTGGATTGGTGTTTGCAGGAGTTTGAAGGCTTTACCCGACGCAAAGAACTAGAACGTGCTATCCTCAAGAGTGCTGACCTGTTGGAGAAAGGCACATATGATCCTGTTGAAAAACTGATCAAGGATGCTGTACAGATTAGTTTGACAAAGGACTTGGGTACAGACTACTTTGAGGATCCGCGTGGCAGACTTGCGGCACTCAAAGACAACAACGGACAGAATAGCACAGGTTGGCCTGCACTAGACAAACTACTTTATGGAGGATTCAACAGAGGCGAACTACAGATCTTTGCAGGTGGATCAGGTTCGGGTAAGAGTTTGTTCATGCAGAACTTGGCTGTGAATTGGTTGGAAGCAGGACTTAACGGTGCGTACATTACGCTAGAACTCAGTGAAGGCTTGACTGCTATGCGTATTGACAGTATGCTGACTAACACAGCCGCAAAGCAACTGTTTAAGGATCTTGACACTGTGGAAATGAAAGTCAAGATGATGAAGAAGAAAGCCGGTAACCTGCAGATCAAATACATGCCAGCACAGAGCAACGTAAATGATGTTCGTGCATTCTGCAAAGAGTTACAAATTAAAACTGGACGCGGTATTGACTTTATGTGTGTTGACTACTTGGACTTGTTGATGCCGGTGAGTGCAAAGGTAAGCCCAAATGATCAGTTTGTAAAAGACAAGTATGTTTCAGAAGAACTACGCAACTTGGCTAGGGAAATGAACATACTGTTTGTAACAGCATCGCAGTTGAACCGTAGTGCAGTAGAAGAAATTGAGTTTGATCACAGCCACATTGCAGGCGGTATATCCAAGATCAACACTGCTGACAACGTGTTTGGTATCTTTACAAGCAGAGCAATGCGTGAGCGCGGACGCTATCAGATACAAGCAATGAAGACACGTTCAAGTTCGGGTGTAGGGCAAAAGGTAGACTTGGAGTTTGACATGGAGAGCCTGCGTATTCGTGACTTAGGCGAAGATCAAGATTACCAAGAGTTCAAGAAGCGTAGCAGTAGTATCTATGAAAGCATCAAGAGCAAGAGCACTATGACTGGCGAGGAAGACAGTGCCGCAGTTGAAAATGAACCAGGAAAGATACGAGCAGATGTTGAAAGCACCAAGCTCAAGCAGATGCTAGCAGGACTCAAGGCTAACAAGTAACATAGTCTGTTATAGGCATAACCTTAACACTTTTGCGTTTTACCTTTAGGTATTCGCTGTTGTCCTTGTGATGCAGTTCTCCTTCACCCAACACCACACTGCCATTTGAATACTTTACAGGTTTGTCCACAACTATGTCTACATACTTGCCTTCGCCTACACCAAGTGTGATAAAATGTATGTAACTTTTAGCATCGCACTTGAACACTCTGCTGTTTGCAACTATGCCAGCAAACTGAAACTTATCCAAGTAAAGTTTTTGCAAGCCCATGCCTGGTAAAAAGCCAGGGCTGTTCCAAGCACCCTTGTCTAGGAAACTTTGTACAGGATCTTCAGTTACCCAGTTGTCAAAGCCTAGGTCACGCAAGTCCCAGCCAGCACGTTTTGCTTCATTGCGATACACCCAACGTGCATAACTGCCTTGACAGTGCATCAAGCAGGCACGCCAAAACTGTTTAGGATTGTGTACCTTGTGATATGCCAGTGCCCATATGAGCCTGCCCAAGTTTACAGCGTGTGCTCTACACAAGCCAAAGCCTGATAGTGTTTGCATTTGATCATAGATGTCATACTTGTCAGGATGATCACCTAGCCTGCCCATGAACTCCATCATCTTTTCTTCATTCTTTTTGGCAAACGCTCTGCGATACATGTCTGCTTCGTATGGACTTATGCCAATCAGTTTCATAATTTTGTCTATAGCATCATCCTCATACACAATGGCGTTTTTCTTGATGCCTTCTTCTGTCCAATCGCGGAACCAACTTGCTTTGCGTCTGCCTTCCATGGCAACAGGACGCACCAATGCACTGGCAAACACACAGTCCTCTACACCTGTGGGTTGCAAGGCACGGAATAATCTTTTCATTGTAGGACTTTCGCCTTGTGTAACACCCAGTACATCACCGCGGCATAGCAAGTCAGCAGTGGCATCATCCTGTTTAGGATATTCATGCAGTGGAGTATTGGGATCTATTTCTAGCAGTTGGCTGAGTCCTCTGTTGGCTAGTATGTCCACTTTCAGGTGTTCCAAATCCTCTACTTCGTTTTTGTCCAACAGTATTAGGTTGTCTTCACGGAACAAGCTCTTAGGAAGTGCCCTGTCAAATACTAGTACACCACCGCAGTGTTTGCTGATGCAACGCTTCTTGCCTAGCAGTTTACGTTCTATGCGGGTTGCTTCTTTAACATCCACACCCAGTTTTTCATAGTCTATATCTCTGGGCAAGCGTCCTTTTGCACCCAAACGTTTTGCCGCTTCCCTTTTTGCACTCTTTTCTCTATATAACACATAGTTTGATATCCTAGCACTTTGATTGGGCCAAGTGTCAAACACCCGTTGCATTGCTAGTTCTTGTTTGTGATGCGGTACGTCAATGTCCACGTCAGGTAAGTCGTCCCTGTGTGGATTTAAGAAACGTGCCAATGGAATCTTCCACTCTATTGGATCCACATCCGTTATACCCATGAGATAGCACACCAAACTGCTACCCGCACTACCGCGGGTCATGTGTGGTATGTCCTCATTGAGGTCCAATATTTTGCGTATCTTTAAGAAGTAGTCTGTGAAACGTTGCTGTAGTATGATTTCAAACTCTTCAGCAAGTCTATCTTGATATTGTTCACCGTTTGGTACTGGTCGCCTAAATTCATCTAATAAACTCTGTATCTGTTCTATTTCGTTTGCCATAATGTGTGCCTATTTGTGCCTTTTGGTATTTACTATTGGGTAACAACAAAGTATAATTTTGTTTACTGATTGCCATAAATATCAAAAAGAGATTTATATTGAAATGCAAAAGAAAACTCGCAGTATTCTTGAGGAATTGGATACTATCTACAATGAGCGTTACAGTGTTCAACGGGAACGCAAGTACATTGTTGAAAGTAGAGCCGATAATGTTATATCAAGTGCTATTCGATTAATTGAACAAATAGAAGAAATGTATGACGCTGATCAGGCAGAAAATCTTCAAAGAAAACTGTTAAATGCAATTCGCACAAAAGACCCTCGCAAGTTTTTTAGATCGGTGAGACGCACAGATGAGACATGATCAAATTTTAAACGAAGTAGGTTTCTTAGACTACATTCGCGCACTACAACAAAGTGATCCCAGCGGAACAGGCTCACTCAGTAAAATGCCAATAACTCAACGTGCCGCTCAAATTGAAAAAGATCGCAATATGCAAGCTCTTGCAGATCAACTGTATACCACATTTGCACAACAGGTAGGACAGTATACACAGGCAAAAGTAGCCGCCGGTGAGTCGGGCGAAATAGAAGCAAACGAATATACAAGGGTATTAAACAACTTTGTTCAGCAAATAATTGGTTTTAACATCAACGACGTCGATGTTGACAACGTTGAGGCCGGCAGGATAAAAGCAGTTATGTCGACTATTGTTTCAAACAGAAATCGACCAAACACAGTAAAAGCATATTTTAAAAGTTTAATGTCCACAATGATCGCTGCCAAGGCACTTGGTAAGCCGCCCACAATAAAACAAAAACAAAAACAAAAAGCCGCAAAACAAGCGGCGCAAGGCACACAAGCACAAGCACAACAAGAACCATTACAATCCGATCCAGCGTCAGTGCAGAAGGCAATTGCCGACGGACTAGGTATAACACCTCAACAGCAAAAACAAATGGCCAATTTTATTAGGCAAGTAGGTCCACGAGAGTTTCTTGCGGCCTTGGGCATTAATGTATGATTGTGAATGAAGGCGGCAATGAATTCAAAGACGCTGAGGGTAAGCCTGTTACCCAACGTATCAATCAAACAGATGTAAAACCCACGGTAGACTGGCTAGAACAACTAACTGGACTTGAATTGCTTAACAACATGCTAGGAAGTACGGGCAAGACACCTACGTCAGGTGATTTGGATCTAGCAGTAGATGCAAACAAAATAGACAAAGGTCAGTTTAGAGCAAAACTGGAACAGTGGGCAACCAGCCACGGACTAGATCCAAAAGAATGGGTTTCTGCTACTGGAATTAATATTCATCTTAAAACACCTATTGCTGGACGTCCTGATAATGGCTATGTACAAACAGACTTTATGTTTTTACAAAAGCCTGACTTTCAGAAATGGTACCTGACACAGGATGACGACAGCAAGTTCAAAGGTGTGACACGAGCTATACTGTTAGCAAGCATTGCAAAAAGCATGGGTTACAAGATCAATCAAAACGTTGGATTGGTTAACAGAGCTACCAACGAGCTGGTCACTGACAATCCAGACGAAGTTGCAAAACTGTTTATACCGGGTGCCACAGACAGAACACCATTGGGCAGTGTTGAAAAAATATTAGCCGCTCTTAAAAAAGATCCTAAACGAGATGCTAAGTTAGCAGACTTCCGTGACTATGCCGCAAAGCAAGGCATCACTCTTGAAGAAACGGTTGACACAGAGGATCCAAATAGTGTACACTGGTTAGCTAGACTGAGAGACAGAGTTGTCAATCAGGGTTACCAAGTTATCGTCGAAAGCGACATACTGGAGGAAGGTGTGCGCATAGAACATCCAGAAGACCTAGTGTTTGATCGTGGTAGTGCAGGTATTGATACTGCTATACAAGGACTTGAGCGTACAGCACAACAGCCCACAACAGCAACAGTAAAGTGGGACGGCAAGCCAGCAATTATATTTGGACGCAACCCCAAAGGTGAATTTGTACTCACGGACAAAGGCGGATTCCTAAAAGCAGGCGGTGTTGGACTGGCAACCAGTCCCAAGCAAATGGCTGATGTACTGGCACAACGTAAAGGTGGCGGTAGAGAAGAACTAGCACAACTGTATGCTGATCTTTGGCCTGTGCTAGAAAAGGCGACACCCAAGAATCTCAAAGGATACCTACAAGCAGACCTGCTGTTCCATCCACAAAAGCCTTATGCAGAGCAGGACGGCAAACTCGTATTTGAACCAAACACTGTGAAGTACAGTGTGGATGCAAACAGTGATCTTGGCAAGCGTATTGCCGGTAGCACGTTTGGTCTTGTTATTCACAGCAAGTTAGATGCACCAGGTGCTGACGTCGAACCCGTAAGTGGTGCAACAGTTTCTGATATACCTGATTTGTTTGTTGCTGATCAAAACATCAAAGACAGTGTGGCTGGCGTACAACTTGACGAGAAGAATATTTCACAACTCAAGCAGTTAAAAAGCAAGTATGGTTCACAAATTGATGCACTGTTCAACCCTAGTGAGTTGCGCAACAGACGCATCAGCAATTTCCCTAAACTGTTCAAGCAATATATTAACACCAAAGTTCGTGCTGGAAATTACGATAACATGATCAAGGGCTTTGTTGATTGGGTTAGCGAAAAAGTGCCCACACAAGCACCACGCATGATTGAGTGGATGAAAGAAAACAGCCAAGGAACAGCGGCACTGGTAAACACCTTCCTACTGCTCAGTGCTGTTAAGAATGATATGATACGCCAATTAGATCAAAACGCACACGAGATTGAAGCAAGCATTGACGACGAGCCTGGGCACGAAGGCTATGTAGGACAGGATCTCAAGTTTGTGGATAGAATGCGTTTCAGCCAAGCAAACTTTGCTAAAAACAATCCGGAACTTTAATGAAATTTTTACAAGAACTTGACGAAAGCAGATTGTATCGTAGATTAAGCCAAACAAATGGTAAGTCAGTCGAAGCTCTTGTTGAAAAATTATTTGAACATCTACTTGTGTTACAGGTTCTAGCAAATGTAGATCCAAAGGCAGCCGCAAACTACAGCGAACAAATTTTACGTCATAGAGATTTTGCAGGCTTTCGCACTAGTATGCCTGACTTGTATAACTTAATTGTGCTTACACATCACGCTGATCGCTTTCCGGATCTCACTAAGAAAACTGATACAGTAATTTCAATACCAGATCTAATCTTGCGTAGGAATCTTGGCTACATTGCGCAAAAGAGATTCAACAATGACGATTTTAGTCGCATGATGATCATTCTGCAGAATCGTTTTACAGACTTTATTCCCGATCAACTTAAAACTCTTAGACGTCAAATCAGTAGATGGAAGTTTCTAAGTGCATCTGACAAACAAACCGTGCTCAAACGTCTAAGATTCAACATGCGTGAAGTAGGCATACAGAGCGATTTCTTTGAAAAGCTAAACACTATTATCCGTTAGGTACCATCCGATATTTGCATTTTGGTATAAATAAAAGTAAGGACAACAAGTCCTACTATATTAGGAGATATTAAAAATGGCAAGTTTTACTCGCTCAAACGGTGATGCACAACAAGTTATGCATATGGATACTGGTAACGGACATCCAAGTGGAGCTCTAACAGCAGACGCTCTTGTTAACTCAGCAGGTCCAGCTCTTGACTTTTTCGCTCTAGTAGTTGAAAATGGTTCAAACCAAGCAATTGACCTTCAGAACGAACTAGACGCAGGTGAAGCTGTTGAAGCTATCCTTCGTGAAATTCAACAGACTGCTACAGTTGCAGTTTACCAAGTTGAAGACGATACTACTGGACAAATCAGCCTAGCTGTTTATCCACAGGGTGCTTACACAAATACTACACTTACTCAGGCTATTACTGGTCTTGGTTCAAGTGTTGGTTCAAACAGCGTTGACGTATCTGGTTCACAGGCTACAGACGAAGGCTTCAAACTAGCACTATCATAAGTTTTAATAACTTATACCGTAAAAACCCTAGTTTTCTTAACTGGGGTTTTTTTATGGATTAAATAAGGTCATGTTAGAAATCAATGAATTCAGCGTCCCTTTTTATGGCTTTGAATGGGAAGATGCTGACAAACACAAAGACCGACTGAAAGAAATTTGCCATCTACTTGAGCAGAACAACAGCACCAGTGGAGTTGCTCCGGGTGCAAAACATGGGCTGTATGAGAGTGCTTTTAACTTTCTTAATCTTGAAGATTCCAGTGTAACAGCCCTGGCTAATTTTGTAAACCAAAGTATATGGAAAAGTGCCAGCAAGGCCAATGAAGGCAAGTGGGACGCAGGTATGCAACTTGCTGTAAAAGTCCACGAAAGTTGGTGCCACATTTGCCGTCCTGGTGCTCATCATGACAAGCACATACATGGTAACAGCAGTTGGAGTTGCATCTACTATATTGATGTAGGCGACAGCGACAACGAAACCAAAAACGGTCTTACAAGATTTTACAATGCTTTGAACAGCAGTTACTTTGACATGGGCACAATGTGGATGACTGCAAAAAGCAGTATTGACATCAACAATAAGGATGGCTTGTTATTGGTATTTCCCAGTTTCATATACCACAGCCAACTTCCATACACCAGCGAAGAAGGCAAAAACCGTTATGTGGTAGCGGCAAACAGCAAAATTGTAGAGGTAAAAAATGATTGAGATTGATGTAGCAGATAATTGGCTAAGTGCAGAGCAAGCCGAGGAAGTGTTTGTAAAAACAAGATATGCAAAAGGTTGGCACTTTGGACAGCGTAGTGTTAGCAGTGGGCTTGGCTTTTGGATGCTGGACCTCGACGATGATCCGTTGTTCACCGACACACTATTAAAACAAATTGAATCTGATACCGGCAAAAAGTTTGAACTCAGCAGGGTGTATGCCAATGGACAAACCACAGGACTCTGTGGTAGTTTACATCAGGACGTAGTTGATGCTCCAGAAGGCAAATACTTTACTGTACTTTACTACGCAAACAAAATTTGGAATCCAGTTTGGGGCGGAAATACTGTGTGGTTTGACAAAGACGGATTGGAAATACGTCAACAATACCCAACGCCGAACACAGCAGTGATGTTTGATAGCACGATACTACATGCTGGTATGGAACCAAGCCGTCATTGCACAGAACTTCGTGTAACAGTAGCATGGAAACTTAAGGTTGCCGACGCCTAAATACATATATGAATCACCAGACGGCGGCAAAACAGTTTACCGTCGTTTGTTTGATGCAAAACAGAGACATCTTATGAGCAGTGGTGTAGAAGTAATAACACAATTTGATATAACACCAACTGGTGTAAAAAGTTATCGACGTAACAGTGAACTAAGCGACGCAGATTGGAACTATCAACGCAACCAACAACGCAACTTTGAAACCATATTGCAGTGTATTAGTTTACGTTGCCAACCAATGAACATTACACCTGTTACAACATTTTACATTGAGGATCAAAAGGTATGGTGTTTTCAATTTGAAACCGAACAGGAAGCAATATTTTGGAAGGACAACGATCCAGTGGGCATACTCAAAAGCGATTGCGAAGGTGTACCAATGATTGTAGGGCTTAACGAAACCTACAAAGACGGCTTCTTTCACCCATATCTCATCACTGAGGGTATAAGTGCTAACATATCCTTCGGCGTTGTGTAAAATAAATACATCATTGGAAGGAATAACATGGTTGAAACCACAGCAATAGAAAAGAAGAGCCTCGAAAGCCACGTTGAGCTGTGTGCCGAACGTTACAAGTTTATGGAAGCAAAACTTGAAACGTTGGACGAAAAGATCACCAAAATTGAAGAAGTAGTAGACGAAGTGCATAACTGCGTACACAAATTAACCACAAGACGCAATGATCAAGTTATGCAATGGGGCGGCGGAATAATACTCACACTGGTAGGAGTAATAGGATGGCTTCTCGCAAACTACGTTCTATAAAAAACAAAAAGAAAGCCGCAGACGCACTTGCAAGGCTAGCACAAAAACATCTCATTGACAATCCCAATGCTATCATCGATGCTGGCAACAGTATCAGTGTATTTGGCGAATACACCATTGTAAAGCATTCTGAAGAATGCGTTGTTTATAAGAATAAGGTAGAACAGGTTGTACTAAACAACACAAAGAACGCACTCAGTTGGTGCATCTTTGACAAGTATAAAATACACAATCTCAAGCACAGCATTATCGAATGTGATAAACAACTTGGCTACAAACAAATGGAAATTGTTCATTTTGTTAATTGCATTAAAGGATCAACAGATAGTTTTCAAAAAGGCGTTTTATTTGACCGACTCTACAACAGCAAAAGTCAAGCAGTGCTAATCAAGAAACAATTGGATAAATGTGTTAATTTGGCTAAATACTGGCAACAAAAGGGATTCAATAATGAAACTTCAAGACTTGGAATCAAGTAGTTTACAAAAATCACAGAAAGTTTTGGAAAGCTATTTTGAAAAGAAAATTGATGTAAGCACCCTTACCCAAGAGCAAGCACTGGCGATGCTTAAAAAGGTAAAGGGAGTAGTAGAAGAAGCACGTTCTACAAAAGGTTTGCACACAAGCGAAAAAAATCCATCTTACTTACGAGCTATTTTTCTAGAACAAGCTCTTGAGTCTTGGCTTCACGGCAGTAAGCCAACAGTAAACACGGTACCTGTAATGGAAGCAGAAGTTCAACAAGCACAGGTTGTGCTTGCGGCTCAGGACATGGTTGATCGTGTGCAAGGAATGATTGAAGATATTACGGAAATGGAATACAAAGATCTGCCTGCCTTAGTTGAAAGTATTCGCAATGAGATTGGTACTAGTCAAGCACAGAGCTACCGTGAGCAAGCAACCACAAGTCTTGAAGGCTTAGTAGAAGCACTGCAAAATGCAAAATCACAACTTGAGTCAGCACAGGGTATCTTAACCGGGCAAGAGCCAGTTGTACCTGGTGAAGACGAAATGGACGTAGACATGTCTATGGATGTAGATGGCGACACTGCTGATGCTGAAATGGATGTTGATATGGATGCTGATGCGGACGATGACACACAATCAGATCTAGAGGCGAGCTTGGGTCGAGCTCGTAGATAAATGCGCCTTTGGGAATTCGCCGATGTTGAAGCACAAAAACTTTACGCTCTCAGCGAATTCCTGCTTGGCAGTGCCGACGATTCAAACACCCAAAAAACTGTAAGTATTCCAACCTTTCTCGGTCTGGCAAAAGACATGGGGTTGAATATTACAGACAACGAGCTACGAAATCTAGCGCAACAACCACCACTCAAAAACATCATAGTCAATGTAACTGACGAAGAAGTAGTTTTTGCAGGTGCAGGTCAAACAACGAAAGTAAGCGACACTATGACAGTGACACAAGCACAAGATGTTGTCAAGAAGATGGCAAATCGAGCCTTACCAACGAACCTAAAATAACTAATACATGCAAACAATAGCCGATGATGGCCGACTGGCACTGCCAAAACTTGAATTTTATATCAACAACACCTGTAATCTAACCTGTCAGAATTGCAATCGTTTTAACAATTATAATTTTAAAGGCTGGCAAGATTATAACACGTTGCGAACACAAATTGAATTCTGGGCAACAAAATTATTCGCACCGCAAATGACCATCCTTGGGGGAGAACCGTTTCTTAATCCTTCATTGAATGACTGGATAACCGGTGTGAGCACAAACTGGCAACGACAATGTCAAACCCTTACAAACGGTACCTTGCTGAACAAAAGAAAAAATGTGTATGATTTATTCACAGAAGAATTTGCTTTTCAACACAATTTATACAATGGGTGGCCAAATTGGATAGGTATAAGTTGGCACAACGCAAGTCCATTAGAAGAACTTTTTGATCAAATTGCCAGTTTTATGCACCACGAAAGAGACGCCTTAAATGAAGATTTTTGTGATTACTCTTGGGTAGACAAAAATGGTGTGCAGGTGCGTGTGTGGATACAGGATAAATTTGAACCAGCGGCAGTGTATCGAAACCAAGCAGGTAATTTAACATTAAGAAACAACAAGCCAGAGGATGCACATCGTCATTGCGGACAGGCTAACAACAAGAATTACCACATTGTGAATGGAAAAGTTTACAAATGTGGGCCTGTTGCTTTGTTTCCTGAATTTTTGACACAACATGATTTGGACATTAGTGCAGAAGACAAAAACCTAATAGGGCAATATGCTCCTTTGACTATGCAAGATTGGGATAACCGGGGACTAGAATTTTTTGCTAAAATTGACAATGTACTCCCACAATGCAAATTCTGTCCTAATTTAGAAAACCGTGATTTAATTGCTATTTCACCGAATATTAAAGGCAAGAAAGTTTTTACTGTATAATACATAAATGATTGAAAAATTCCAATATCACAAACTTTCACGAACAAACATCAACGGCAAACGTCATTACAACACACCGGACGGAAATCCAGTTCCTAGTGTTACAACAATCTTGGACAAAACCAAACCTGAGGAGAAAAAGATTGCACTAGAGAACTGGAAACGTCGTGTTGGACATCAACGTGCGCAACAGATCACTACAGAAGCCGCAAGCCGTGGTACAAGGATGCACAGCTATCTTGAACACTATGTGTTGGATGGAGAAATAAAACCAAGAGGTAGTAATCCATTTAGTTGGGCAAGTCATATGATGGCAGAAACTGTTATTCGTGAAGGTTTGTGCAACGTAGACGAGTACTGGGGTGTTGAAGTACCACTGTACTTTCCTGACGTGTACGCCGGCACCACTGATTGCGTAGGTGTGCATAAAGGTGAGCAGAGCATACTGGACTTTAAACAGAGCAACAAGCCCAAAAAAGAAGAGTGGATTGAAGACTACAAACTGCAACTGTGTGCCTACGCAGAAGCACACAATGAAGTCTACGGCACTAGCATTCGCAAAGGCGTTGTGTTGATGTGTGTAAAACCCGAAATGGACGAAGCAGGACTTATCACAGGTGAGCCACAGTATCAAGAGTTTGTAATCGAAGGCGACGAGTTTGAAAACTGGAGACAGGAGTGGTGGAAACGAGTTGAACTATACTACACAAACACATAAATACGCTATCGGAGATAAATTTAGATGGCTATAGTTCAGATTTCACAGATCACTCATCGTAAAGGTTTGAGTGAAAATTTGCCTCAACTGGCTGGCGCAGAGTTTGGTTGGGTAATTGATCAGCGTCGACTTTACATTGGTAACGGCACACTCACAGAGGGTGCTCCTGCTGTAGGTAACACAGAAATACTTACTGAATATTCAGATATTCTAAACATTGCAGACAATTATACATACAAAGGTGAAGCGGCTGGTTACACGGTTCAAACAGGACCAACGCTTGGCGATCCAGTGCAACGCACACTCCAAAGAAAGCTCGATGATTTTGCAAGCGTAATTGACTTTGGTGCAGTAGGTGATGGAAGTACCGATGATACAGTAGCAATTAACAGAGCATTGAATCAATTGTTCTGCCGCGAAACCCAGACAACTATCCGCCGTAGTTTATTCTTCCCTGCTGGCACATATCGCATCACCGATTCTATTAACATTCCTCCGTTTGCTAAACTTTATGGGGAAGGTGCTGAAAGCACTATTATTAAACTGGACGTTAGTGCTGATAGTACTGTGGGAGACTACATTGCAAGGACTGCTGATAGTTTACAACAAACTGGCGCGGCAATTGGTGATAATAGCGCAACAGCACCTCAAAACATTGAAGTTTATGGTATTACATTTGAATCTGCAGAACAGACAGATGGAGTGTTAATTGAAGACGCAGAGCAAGTTCTCTTCGACAGTTGTAACTTTAAGGGTCCGCTAGCTCGTACCGATCTTACAAGTGCCACAGCAGATTTAGCGGCTGTGAGATTTGATAGCACCAGTGCATTGATTACTAAACAGGTTAATTTTACAAGTTGTAAATTTAGTAACTGGACTTATGCATTTGATGCCGACGAACAAATACAAGGTATCACTGTACAAAATAGTCAATTCAAAACACTTTATCAAGGTGTATTACTTGGACAAGGCACAGTTGTAGCCGGCGGCCCAGTTGGATTCAGAGTGGTACAGAACCTTTTTGATGAGATTGCATTTGAAGGTATTAAAATTGCAGACGTTAGTAATAACGTGAGTGCCTGCAACATATTCCTTGACGTGGCAACAAACTTCGGTGGAGGTGATGGTGCTCCTGTAAGTAATATTATTGAAATTGCTTCTGATAATAACTGTAGTGTAGGCGATATGTTCGAAAGAAGCGAATCGCAAAATGCTGTTCTAGCTCGAATTGACACAAACGACAAAAAAGTTTTTGCTATTGACAAGGGCGAACGTATTAAGTTTGGCAGTTATGTGCGTAAAGCCGGGCAAATTGCTACAATTAATGAAACAGCAACCGATACAACCATTACCACTGTGAATATAAATGTGACAGAAGGATTTGATTTACGTTACACATTTAAAGACGGATCAAATGCTGTGGTACGAACAGGAACAATGACAGTGGTTGCGGCAGAAGATCCAGGCGACAGTACTGGAAGTCTTGGCTTTATTATGACTTTATTGAGAATAACAACTCTGGTTTAGTTTTATCAGCAAGCCAATCAGGAAACGTGGTGAGTATCACTTATACAAGCTCAGCCGCGGGAAGTTTTACATATTCATTAAGACATCTGGGGTGACGTGTGTG